CTAACTTGCACGCTTCAATGGCACAGGTTGGACGCGTTCAACTTCGCGTGATTTCGTGTAGTGCGCCGTCATGCTTTCAGTGGTGTGACCGGCAAGCGATTGCGCCGCCGTCGCGCCCCGCTGTCGCTTTAGATCGGTCAGAGCCTTCGCTCGCAGATCGTGGAAATGCATGCCCGTCAGGTAGATCGGGCTCGGGGCAACTCCCTTTTCTTCGCAATCCTTCTCGTATGCCGATCGTGCGCGGTTGCAAGCACGTTTCCAGGCTGAGTACGCACCGATGTAAGTGAAGCGACCACCAGCATGTGTGCAGATCACTGGGCCGATTGCTGCGATCTTGCCGCCGCGCGCGCGATCCAGCGTTTCGCGCAGGTCGGGTGTCATCTCAATCAGTAGGCGCACACCGCTGCTGTTTACCGTCTTGCTCGGATGAAATGAAATCCCCTCGTCGGACACGTTTTGCCAGTTGAGCGCGAGCAGATCGCCGATGCGTTGAGCTGTCTGGTAAGCCAGATCAATCAGGCAGAGGATCGAGCGTGCGGACGAAGTCTTGTAGTCGGCACTTGTGACGATTGCAGTCCGCACTGCGTCCAGCTCGTCGTCCGTTATGTAACGATCCCGCTTCTTCTCCCTGGCTGCACCGATTTCGCGCGCGGGATTGCGATCGCAAAGCCCTCGCCGAACAGCATGCATAAAGATCAGCGAGAGCAGTGCTTTGTGCTTGTTACTGCTGCTTGGCTTGTCGTGGAAATGCTTGTCCAGAAACCGCGCAACGTCGGCAGGTCTGACGTCCTCGACGAGCCATTGGGGGCCGAACTCCTTTCTGATAAGCCCGATCATTTTGATGTAATTGCTGCGAGTCTTCGGTGCATACGCTGGAAGCTTTTTACGCACCCAGTCATCGATGAGAGCCGGCATCGTGTTTTCGAGTGCCGCCTTGCTGTCGGAAGCACGTGTGTAGTCGGCCAGTGCTTCGTACAGCCGGACGATGCCGTCTCGAATGCGACAGAGCTTGTGCCATTTGCGATCCTTGTCGACGAACCACCATGACCCGTGCTTTTCATAGACGCGGGCGGGCAAGAAAGAGGGGCTATGTCGGCGTCCGATCATTTCGTAGTGTCCTTCATATCAGAGGTTAATTTCGGGCGTTTTCGGTTGATCACCTTGTCTTGAGTGGTGAGCCCGACTATGTGGTGTCGCCAAACTCTCACGCTGCCGTCAGGTCGACGGTCGGCTGGAATTCCCGCGATCGCCAGGGCACGAAGTTGTCTGGCAGGTTGGCGGTATCCGGTCGCCTCATAGATTTCCTGCGCTGTCAGGGTGAGCAAAGTGGCCTGGATAACTGATGCATGCCCTGCCTGAGCGGTGGTGTGTTGAGGGAGGGGGCGCAGATCAACTCGTGGACACGTGGTTTGCATTACGTCGCGCATTTAACGTATTGATTCATAACATTTATTCTCGCCATCATTTGCCACGAAAAACCCATGGCACCCCCTTCCGACTCGTGGCCTAAAAAATAGGCAGCGTCCGCGACTCGTGGCAAAACCCGCCTGACTCGTGGCATGGCGTTTCGGTCAATTTCCGCCCCTTCTACGTATTCTTTCTTCTTCTTTTTCAATGAATTAGAGAGAAGAGAAAAAGGGACGGCGGCGGCCGGCGCAAAAACCGGACTAGTGGCAAAAACGCATCGACTAGTGGCAATTCGAATTCGACTCATGGCGGCCCTCTTCTCAACAATCAAAGACTTACGAGCGGACACCCCCGAAAACCACGATTCGCGTGCGCTGCCTGCCCGTTCCCTGTGGAAAAACCGGCTCGCGCGCCCCCTCTTCCTCAAGGCCCGCGTAGTTGCCCGGCCGTTTCGACTTGCGGGGGGGACGGGGGGAAGCGGACAGCACGGCGGCCGTACGACGACGTGCGCCGATTGCTGCGCGCATCGACGCACGCACCGGAAACCCGAATACAGGGCCGCTACGCGGCCAGAAAGGATGAGGGGAGGGGTACGGCCGCACGGCGGCCGCATCGGCTGAGAGGGCGTCACGCTGCAGCCCCTTGGCGCGCATCGGTCGCCAGGTCTTCACGGATGGACACGTGCAGCCCGAAGCCTGCCAGGCGGTCCAGCGAGATCGGAGTGAGGTACGGCACGCGCCGGGTGTAGATGCGCCGCTCGACTTCCTTCTCGCCGACCACGACGCCGGCGTGCTTGAGCTGCGCCTTGAACACGCGGTCGGATTTCACGGGCAGGCCGTTCCATTTGTCGCGCAGTGCGCTCGTGTGGGCGATGTGGTCCATCACGTGGCCGGTGCGCAGCAGCAGGCAGAACTCGCCGTCGACGGTATCGAATGTGAACGGGTGCTTGTAGTTGCCGCCGTCGATCTCTGACAGCACGGTTTCCATAATCCAGACCCACGGCTCGCGATCGGCGCTCGTCTCGGCGACGTGGCCGTTCATTTCGGTGAGCAGGTCGCGCGGAAAGTCTCCTTCGCTCGGGTCCATGCCGGCGAACTCGCACAGGTAGCGCCAGGCGAGCGCGACGGCCGCATAGTTGCCGGCCATGCGTTTCGCGCCGTCGTCCTCGCCGCTCGCGCGGCAGTTGGCCAGCGCCTTGTCGCGCAGCGTCGCGTACTGGTCGGCCACGGCGCGCTTGTCCAGGCCGGCGAGGAATTCGAGCCACTGGCGAACCGGGAAGCGCGGCAGGTCGTCCGGCATCAGCGGGCCGCGCTTGCCGGTCAGTGTCGTGCGCACGAGTTTGCCGAGCAGACTCCGCACGGGCACGTCTTCGCCGGCCAGCATCACGGGCGCGCACAACAGGTATTCCGTCATGTCGGTGCCGCGACGCGTCACGGTGTATTGGTAGTTCTCCTGCAGCAGGCCGACGGCCTTGTCGATCACGTCCTGCCGGCGCGCGGACAGCTCTTCCCACCCGACCGGGTGGCTCGTGTGGCTGATGCTGGTCAGCAGCCGGAACTCGGTCTGCAGCGACTGCCCGGAAAACATCGTGAACGCGAGCGAGCGCTCGAGGCGCTTGATGAGCGTCGACTTGCCGGCGCCCTTGTTCGCCTGGATCGTGATGTGCGGCCAGAAGCCGAGCAACGCCTTCAGGTGCCCGCCGAGCGCCCACACGAGCGGGATCGTCGCGGCGTTCTGTTTGAACGTAGCCTGGTACGCGGCGATGACTCGGCGCGCGTCGCTGGCCGGGCCGGTCGGGAAGGTCAGGTTGTGATACGGGCACTGCTTGTCGGCTTCGGTGAAGTAGCAGTCCGGGCCTTCGTTGACGATCAGGCGGCCGTCGCGCCAGGCGAGCCCGACAAAGTTCGCCGCCTGGCGCGCGCCGAGGTCGGCACCGCGCTCGAGGATGTTGACCATGCGCTTGAACGGCGCCGGCGCCCATATCGGGCCGAACTTGCCCCACTGGTCGACGTTGTGCAGTTGGTCGTCGAGCATCACACGACGCACGAGCTGCGCGCCGTGGCGCGGCGCCTGGACCGACACGGCGAAATAGACGGTGGGCGCCTGGTCGGCGTCGCCCGTCATCGTCGACGTCGCGCTCGCCACGGACACGCGGCTGATGCCGGCGATGCGGAAGCCGCACAGGTCCGTCATGACGGGCGTTTCGACGCCGCTTTCCTCGTTCTTGTCCATCTTCGTGATGTAGCTGGTGAAGTCCGGCCGCACGCGGAAACGCCAGTACTGCGCGAAGTCGTGCGACGGCAGGAAGATGCGCGGCCGGCCGCGGCGCGTGGCGTCGCCGGCGAGACCGGCGATGAGCCACGGCTCGAGCTGCTCGAGCGCGCGCGACAGCTCGAGCGGGCCGCGCAGCTGCAGGTAGTCGTTCACGTCGTTGATCGGCTTGACGGCCTTCTCGCCGTCCGCGAAGTCGGCGAACCAGTTCGCCTGGTCGACGAGCACGGCGCTGATGTTCAGCGCCGTGAGCCGTTCGTAGAGCGCCCAGGCAGCTTCTGGTCCAGGGCGGCGGCCGGCGCGCGGGTGGCCGTCCGCGAACGGCTCGTCGTTGTCCAGGCAGATCACGACCTGCTTGCCGCGCAGGAACGTGAAGTCGATGCCGTCGACGTTCGCCAGGCCGCGCAGCGCGAGCGCGGCGGCGCCAGGCATCGCGCACGTGTCGATGGACAGCGCGTTGATCGCGCTTTCGACGATGAACACGCGCTTCGCCTTGTCGAGCCGGCGAGGATCGGCGGTCCAGCCGTAGCCCGCCTTGTCGCCCTGGGTCTGCGTCTTGACGCCGCCGTTGAGCGCGGGATCGACATAGCGCATGTCGACGGCGACGACTCGGGCGTCTCCCGGTACGCGCACGATGAACGCAGCGGCCGGGCCGGCGTGGCCGACTTCGCCGGCGGCGATCTTCGAGCTGGTCCACGTGTTGAAGCCGAGCGAGCGCGCGGCGATCGCCGCGTCGATCGCGCCGACGGAAATGCCGCGGCCGCCGAGGTATTCGCGTACCTGGTCGCGCTCGGCGAAGCACCGATCGGCGATGTACTCGACAGTCGTCTTCTCGCGGCGCTCGGCCGGCGCCTGGCGATCGAGCGGGATGCCGTACGCGTCGTGCAGATAGCGCACCGCGTCGGCGACGGTGCCTCCGCGCGCGTGAATGACCAGGTCGATACACGAGCCGCCGACGTCGGCGCTGTGGTCGCGCCAGCCGGTACCGTGCTTCGGGTGGTTCACGTAGATCGACAGGGACGGGCTCTTGTCGTCGTGCTGTGGAGAGTGGTAGAGCGCGCGGTCGCCGCCGCGACCGCGCTTCAAGCCGAGGCGGTCAGCGAGGTCGTGCAGGTCGATGCGTTGTTTCAGTTCGTCGATCGAGGCCATCGTTATTGCTGTTGCTGTTGATGCAGGGCGAGGGCGGCAGGGTTGCCGGGTGTCGCGGGGCTGTCGACGAGAGCGCGGAGCGCGCCGGCCGACGCGGGGAAGGCAAGCGCCAGGCGATCGCCGAGGACGCTGACGAACAGCGCGAGCACCGCGACGCGCTGCAGGCCGCCGGGTTCATGGTCGAAGCGAAGGGCGTCGGCGGCCGCCGCGATGGAGGCCGCGAGCGCGGCGTCGTGAGGGGTGGTTGCGTGCGTCATGCTGCTGCGCCTCCGAGGATGTCGTGATGGTTCTGCTGCAGGCGTTGAACGGCGTGCTGCAGCTCGTAGCGCGAGGTCATCGCCTGGTCGAGCGTCGCGCGCAGGCGATCGCGATTGCGCTCGACGTTCGACGTCGCGTTTGCCAGCGCCGCAGTGCGGGTCGCGCCGTGGCCGATGCGTACGCCCGACGCAAGGTGCGTGACGACCCATTTCTCGGGATTGCCGTCGTGCAGGTGCTGCTCGACATGAATGCCGAACGCAGCGCCGGCGTTGCTCGGGATGACGACGTGATCGCCGGCGACGGTACGCAGGCCGGCCGTCGTCAACAGCTCGTAGCGGATGGTGGGTTCGTGCTTCATGTGTCACCCACGCGGCGGAACGGACCAGGCCAGCCCCGCGACCAGGACGCCCATTGCGACGACGCCGATCGCGAACGCGATGGAACGGGCGTGACGAACGTCGAATAGGCGCAGCACGTCGGCGGCAAGGCAGTAGATGCCGGTGAGGGAGAAGGAAAGCATCAGCAGCACGCCGATGCCGAAAACGTAGGGCTTCATGGTGGTTTCTCGATTGGTAGTCAGTTGTCGGTGTCGCCGCTCGCGAGTCGCTTGAGGTCACGCACCGGCTGCGGCGCGGGACGGCTGGCGTGAGCGCGTGCGGCAGATTCGATCGCGACGCGCACGGCTGGTCGGCGCATGGATTGGTCGTAGTCGCCGACCATTCGCAGCCGGCGCCAGGTCGCGCGCAGTTCGAGCTCGGTGAGAGCGGGGCGCATCGTCCGGACGCTCAGTGCAGCCATGCCAGGATTGGGGTGCCGGTTGCGTGGTCCCAGGTGACGCGGAAGCCGAGCGCGCTTGCAGAGCGCACGAACACGTCGGCACGCACGTCGGCAGCGGAGATCTTCTTGAGGTAAGCGACGCGTTCGTCGTAGGACATCGAAGCAGCGAGTGCGGTGAGCGGGGCGTGAGTCGGCGTTTGCATACGGCCTCCAAGAAATTTCAGGCAAAAGGAGTCCCTCACGCCCGCAGAGCGGGCGCGATGGGTGTTCAGCGAAAAGGCGGGTTAGGGCTTAGGCGTCGAGCAGCGGGAGCTGACGCGAATCGGTCGGGAGCCGATCAACCTTGCCGATCGGCACGAAGACGTGCGGATTCGGGTTGAGGCTCGGCGCGATCGTGTGGACGGTCGCGACGTGGATCTTGTAGGTCGTCGCGCATTCGATATTGGTGCACTGGCAGTACGCCTCGCGGACGAGAGCGGACAGCGTGCGACTGGTGCGAATGACGGCGCGGCTGCCGCAGTGGTGACACTTCAATTTCATCGTGACTTCCTGTCGGAGACTGCCGCGTTAGTTACGGCTGTTGGTTACGGCGTAAAGAGCCCGGTTTCGTCCGGTGAGGCGACGCGCACCGTTGCGCAGTCGTCGCTTCACGAGCCATTCGGCCGCCTGCTGGATCGTCGCAAGACCTTCCTGCAGTCGGACGCGTTCGAGTAGTTCGGCTTCTTGCTCGGTGAATGTGAGTTCGAGTTCGGGCATTGGATCGGCTGCTCTAGGGCTGCTGTTTTCAGCCGTGCTCGTGGGCTACATTGCACGCTGGAATCAGAGCCTCGGCGGCTTCGCGCAAAACCATCTGGCGAATCAGCGTTGCAGCGGCCTCGCCCTGGTAGTTGGCGAGCGCGGTGATGAGGGCGTACTCGTAGTCGTCGAACCGCACCATCAGGCGGTTGTCGCGGACACGTTTTGGATCCGGATACATGGTGGTCACCTCGGATTCAGCTTGTGGAGACGTTGCCCGTGGTGTCCTCGAACGAGGACATCTTGGCGAGGTAGTTGGGGAGCCCTTCGAGGTAGATGAGGCGCGCGAGGCTCGACAGCGAGCGCCGCTCCTGGCGGCCAAGCTGCTCGAGCTGGGCTCGCTCTGCGGGAAGGAGGCGCAGCGAAACGGTCTTGCTGGACATGACGCCCGGCGGCGCACGCCGCGGGCCTTTGTGGGTAGTCATGGCGGGTATACTCAATTTCGATAGTGCTTCACTAGGGATAGGCGAAGTATAGATTCCAATTTTGCGGAATTCAACACCTTAATGGGAAATAAATGGGAATTGGGGCGCGGCTGAAAGAAGAGCGCATGCGTGTTGGCATGAGTCAGGCAGAGATCGCTGCGCTCGGTGGGCTTTCGAACAAGACCCAACTCAGCTATGAATCTGACGTGCGGTCGCCTGACGCGAACTACCTGGCGGCACTCGCCAAGGTCGGTGTGGACGTGTTGTATGTGATCACTGGCGTGCGTGCGCTTCCGTCGACGATGCCCGAGGACGAGGCCGAGTTGCTCGACAGCTTCCGACAGTTGAACGAGGTCGGCCGCGCTGCAATACAGGCGTCCGTCAACGGTTTCCTGCTCGCTGGCACGATGACGATTTCGGGCGAACCGGCGAAGCGGCTGCCGCGACTGGCAGAGAACCGCGCAGCGAAACTAGACGATGCTGCGCTCCAGGCGCTGAAAGAGGCGCAGGCGGACGCGGAGCGTGCGAAGAGCGCGCGATCGCCGCGCAAGAGCGCTGTGAAAGATCAGGACTGACGAAGGCTCTCTGCGGCGCGCGCAAGCGCCGCCATCGCGGTTTCGACTTCCCCCAACACGTCGATCGTTGTCATGCCGTCCGGTCCTTCATCGGACGGTTCGCACAACGCAGCGAGTTCACGATCGAACCGGGCAACGACGGCGCGGAGCTGCGCGCCGAATTCCGTGAGCCGAAACCCATCGCTACCAGAACGGCGCTCCATCAGCGAGCGGCCGAGGACGCGCTCGAGCGCGGACACTTTCTCGCTGACTGTCGGCCGCTGCACTCCCATTGCCTGCGCCGCTTCCGAAATGCTGCGATAGCGCGCGATCTCGCTGTACGCGCGCAGCAGATTCCAGTTGAGCCGAGAGGGAGTCGTCCGGGAAACCATAGTTCAAACGGTAGTTGTTGTTGCCTTGATGCGCGCTTCGGCCGGGGACGGGTGATCGGGAGAAAGCCCGCGAAAGTTAGGCGTTTTCCTAACTTTCACGGGGCTTTCTCCTACATTCCATTTGTCTGAAAAAAGCACGAAAATGGTGCAGCGTTACAGTACGCGTGAATGCCGTGTCACGTCGTAGCGCCTCTCAAAATATCCGAAGAGGAAGCCGTTGTGAGTTACAAGCCGCAAGACCCGCAATTCCGAAATGCAACAGCCGAGGACGGGGTAATCCGACGCTGTACCGAAGCCACGATAGCCGCGCAATGTGGGCGCGTTGGCTCCACTGTAGCCGGGAACCGCGAGGCGCGTGCCCTGCGCGACTTGTCGGCCGGTGAGCGAGCCGCGCTGCTCGCGCAGGTGACGAGTGCGATGTTGAGCCTGTCGAACATCCGCGACCTGCTGCTGACGTAACGTCAGTCAGCCTCCGAGGTGTCGATTTCCGGCACCTCGCTCGCCTTGACCTCTAGATCGAGGTCCGATGTAAATCCGCCGTTACCGTCGATCGAATGTGTAACGCGCGCAATGATCCAGTTGCAATCATCAATGACACGTTTGTAACCGCGCACGGTTACAGGTAGTTCGGTCATCAGCTCGGGGCGGCCGAGCGCCAGCACGATACTGAATTCTGCGACGCCGCGCTGTAACTTCTCCCACTCTGCCTTCGCCGCACGCGTCGCGTTCCCCTTGTTCGCATACGTGTGTCTCAACGTCTTGACGTTCTCCGCTGTACCGAACAACACATCGCCGCTCTTGTCGATCGGCTTCTTCTTCGCGGTCGTGCGCCGCCGGCGCCGCTTCACCGTGGTCGACTGTTTCTTCGCGGTGCGCGTGTTCAGGTAGAACGCCTGCACGCCGGAATACGTGTCCCGATCGGCGACGCCGAACTCGTGGCGATCGCCGACGCCGCGCGTGATCGTGACGGCCGGCAGCGGCTTGCCGCTGGCCGTGGTCGCCTCGCCGGCCTTGATGAAGAGCAGCCGCCCGTTCTTCACGGTGGCAATTGCGTCGAACATCTTCGCCAGCCGCGACAGCAGATTGGCATCCGATTCGGCCGTCTGGTCGATGTGGTCGACGAGCTGCGCGTCGAGCGCCTTGCTGATGCGCGCATCGACCTTGTTCTGACCGGCGATCGCACGCACGATGGCGCCGACCGTCTGTCGGTGCCAGGAGCGCTCTTTCTTGATCGACAGGCCCGCGCGAAGATCGACGCTGCGCGCGCGGATGGTCAGCACATCCGGCGTGCCGGTGTGCCGAACCTCATCGACCATGAATTCGCCCTTGTCGACCAGGCCATTCGCCGCGCCGGCCCAGCCGATCGACAGCTTCAGCGTGACGCCGCGACTCGGGATCTCGAGGGCGCCGTCCGAATCGTCGAGGCTGATGTCGAGCTGGTCCGCTTCGAAGCCGCGGTTGTCCTGCAGCGTCAGCGAGATCAGCCGGCCGTCGAACTTCTTCGTGATGTTCTTGCCGTTGAGCGTGATCGAGTAGATCGCACGCGGCACGCGATCGTCGGCGACCACGGCCTTCTGCACCAGATCGGCGCCAGGGATGTCGGCCAGGTTCATAGCGAGATGGCCCCCTTGATGGCGTCGGTCACGATGCCGAGCATGTCGAGATCATCGTTGCGTGTCAGCGCAATGGTGAACTCGATGCGCCGCGCGGTGCCGTCGTCGAAAAACAGCGTGCGCGTCGTGTCGATGTTGTCGATCGTGAACATGCCGTAGATGTGGCCGGTGCCTTCGATCAGCGGCCAGGCGGTGTGTTGGTCGGCCATCGCCTCAATCACGGCGAGGGACAGGTCGCCGCCCGTGAGCTCGGGCAGCAGCACGCCGGACAGACTGATGGTTTCGTCGTCCTCGCCGACGTACTGCCGCGCCGGCTTTTTGCCGACGCGGTTGTTGCTGGCGAAGCGCCATCCTCGCCGGCGTTTCAGCTCCTGGTAGGGCAGGGTCGACAGGCTGAACACGAACAGCCCGAGCGCCATCATCATGACAATCTCTCCTTCAATCCCGATCGCGCAGGCGTGAGCGCTCGCGCGCGGCCTGCGCGGCCTGTTCGTGGCGCATCATCTGCAGCACTTTCCGCGCGATCGCGTTCTCGTCCATGCCCGGTGCCGCATACACGTTGATCGTGATCGGCGCCGGCGCGGCCGGCGCGCGCGTGACGGCCGTAGCCGTGAGCGGCGGCCGGTTGTCGACCGTAATCGGTGCGCCGCCAGCGATCGCCGCGCCCGTGATGGCGATACCGGCGCCGGCGGCGACGATCCGCTTGCCGACCTCGAGCACGGTAGACAGCGGCCCGTCCTGGCCCTCGCGCAGCCCCTGCTCGAGACCGGCCATCGTGAAGCCGCCGAGCGCGGCGAACACGCGGCTCGGCGAATGGATGCCGAGCTTTTCCTTGAACCAGCCGATCACGCTGCCGCCGGCCGACTCGATCGCATCCTTCACGGAACCGAGACCGCTTTTGATGCCGTTGACCAGGCCGGACATCAGGTTTGCGCCGAAGTCGACGAAGCGCGCAGCAGCCTGGGCGGCCACGACGACGATGTCGGCGAGCCACGCGCCGAACCCCTTGCCGGCGTTGGCCGCCGCATCGAGGCTTTTCTTACTGGCGTCGACCGGTCCCAACAGACGCGTGATCCAGTCCCATGCGTTCTTCACGGCGCCAATCAGCCAGTCGAACACGGGCTTCAGTGGTGCGAACGCGGCGCCGAGCGTCGAGAGCACACCGCTGAACAGCGGCGCGAGTGGCCGTAGACCCTCGGTCAACCCCTGCCAGAAGCCCGCGAAAAACGCCTTGATCGGCTCCCAATACTTCACGATCAGCAGCGCGGCGAGCGCGATGCCGGTAATGACCAGGCCGATCGGATTCATCACCGCGGCGCGGCCGACGAACAGCAGCGTCTGCGCGAGCCCGCCAAGCGCCGCGCGCACTCCGTTGATCGCGCCCATCGTGCCGCCCTTGACCAGGTTGAGGCCGCCGCGCGCTGCGTCGACGGCCATGCCGGACGCGCCGCGCCGGCCAACATACTGGCGGGCTGCCGTCCAGCGCGACGCCGCTGCGGCGCGTGTCGCGGCAGCTTGCGCGGCGACGGCGCGCCACACCTGGACGGTGTACTGTCGCGCGGCGCCGGCGCCATCCCTCATCGCGGCCGCAGTCGACCGCGTGCCCTTGCCGGCTGCCGTGACGCCGGCGGCTGCGCCGGACGCCGCACGGGAAATGCCGCGCAGCGCGCCGGCGCTGGCGCCGAGCGCACGCACGAAGGCGCCACCCTGAATGCCGAGCATCGACATGCTGAAGCGCACGATCGCCAGCGGCCCGAGAATGCCGGCGAGCGCGATCGTCAGCGTGCCGAGCACGGCGAGTAACACGCCGAGCCCGGCTGCGCCGATCGCGACCGCACGTGTGAAATTCGGGTATTCCTTCGCGAAGCCGAGTAGCCGCTCGAGGACGCTCGTCGTCAGCTCGAGCGCGCGGTTGTACACGGGCAGCACCTGCTCGCCGATGACGGTGCGCAGGTTGCGCACCTTCTCGAGCGCGATGAGTTCCTTCCCTTCGGTTTGCTTCTGGCCCAGCTCGTGCAGCTTGTCGATGCCATACGCGCCGCGGTTCAGCTTTTCGTTCTTGTGGATCTGCTCGCGCTGCATGAACATCGTGGCGAACAGGTTCGCGCCGTTGCCGTTCGTCATGATCGTGGAGAATTCCTCCAGGATCTTCGCGTCGGACGTGATGCCCTTGGCCTTCAGCTTCGGCAGCAGCACCTTCTCCATCCACTCGAACGGCGACGCGTTGAAGAGGTCCCCACCGATCAGCGCGCCGGGCTTGATGCGCTTCACGTTGCCGATCGTGTTGTACTCGACCGACTTCTTGTCGACGAGCCCCAGCTCGACCAGGCGCTTCGCCGCGCGCACGGTGGTCTTGCCCTGCATCAGGTTGCTATACGCGGCCTGCACGCCGGTGCCGGCCGCATGCCCGCCCATTTCCTGAATCAGCGGTTCCATCTGGTAGTAGAACGCGTCCTGGCGCATCTGCTTCGCCGCGACCTTGCCGGTCTGGATGAAGTTGCGCCACTCGTCGCCGCCGACGCGGCCGCCGGTCGCGGTCAGCACCTGCTGGACCATGTTCGCTTCGCCCTTGAACGCTGCTTCGCTTTTCGTGCCGCCGCGCAGCTCGATCACCTTCAGCATGTTCATGAACTTCTCTTCGTTCTCGTGGCCCTGGCCGGCACCGAACATCGCCTCGTTCGCGAACTTCATCGTCGCGAGCGTCGGCATGACCATCTGCGCGTGATGCTCGTCCGCAAAAATGGACATCGCGTCGCGCATCAGCGTCATGTTGTCGGCGACCGCAACGCCCGGCGTCTTCATCGCGCGCACGTAGCGCTCGGCGTCCTGCGTCGCGCGGTCGCCCAGGCCGAGCCCCTGGATTCGGCCGCGCTCGTTCTGCACCTTCTTCGCCTCGGTCAGCGGCTCGCGCAGATCGTTGAGGATGTGCGAGCCAGTCGCACGCGCGGCATATCCGCCGATCGCCATTTCGGCTGCGGCGCCGCGCATCGCGCCCATCTTGGCGCGTGTGTCCGCGATGCGCTTCTGACGGGTGTTCAGTGTGTCGAGGCGACGCGATTGGGCATCGATCGCGCCGGTTGTTGCGGTGATGTCGGTGCGCAGCGTGCGCTCGTGTTGGGAAAGCTTGCTCGTGTCGACGCCGGCGCGAGCGAGCCGGTTGCGCAGCTCGTCCACACTGGTGGATTGCTTCTTGAACGCAGTGCCTAACCGCGATGAGGCTTGCCGCGCCTTCGCCAGCTCGGCAACCATCTGCTGCGACGGAGGCCCGACTGCGTGCAACGACTTCGCGAGATCCTTGACCTTCTTCTGCGCGTCGGCGAGCTTCGTCGAGGTGTTGGTGAGCCCCGTGCGCATCTCGCGGAATTCGCCGATACGCCGCTGCGTATCGTTGAGTTCCTTGAGACGCGCGCGGGAATCCCGCAGCTCTTTTACGAGCGTGCGGTTTTTGGTGGCGATCTCGCGGATCGGCCGGCTCGCCTGGTCGAGCGCCTTGAGGACGACCTCGAGGCGCAGGGAACGGTCGCTCATGCGTCGCCCTGTTCGTAGCGTTCACGTGCGCGCTCGCGCCAGGCCATCAGGTCCGGCAGCGGCATGGCGGCCATCACGTCGGGTGACCAGTGGAACACGAGCGCGATGTCGGCCATTACGTCGTCGACGGTTCGAGGGAGCCGTCCACCTTCGACGACTTCGGCAGCAAAAAACCGGCGACCTCCGTACCGAGCTGCAGCAGGTCGGCCGGGTCCATGCGCAGCACGTCCTGGTCGGTCAGCGTCGGATTGCTGATGCGCGGCAGCACCTTCGACAGCGCGATTACGTCGAGCTGAAGCAGGTCGGTGAGGGCGACGCCGCGCAGCGCACCGGAATGCGGCTTGTTCAACGTGATCGCGGCGATTTCCTGCTCACCGCGCTTGATCGGGGTGTCAAGCGGGATGGTGGCGGATTGCTTCGATTGCATGGTGTGTTTCCTGAATGGGTAGTGGAAAGGGGGTTACAGACCGATGTCGCGGCGCTGCTGCGCGAGGCGATCGACGCCGCCGACGATCTCGACGAAGTTGGGGATGTCGATCTCGATCAGGGTTTCGCCGTTGCACACGAGGCGGTAGTACGACAGCGACATCGTGCCGGTCTGGTCGGCGTTGTCGCCGGCCTTCGCCTTGCCGGGGTCGATCTCCTTGTAGCGGCCGCGCACGTACACCTCGACCGCATCGGTTTCCTCGGTGTCGTCACGCTGATACGAGCCGGCGAAACGTACGGACACGCCGTCAATCTTCGACGTGCCCCACGTCTTGAACATCTCCTTCATGAAGCCGCCCATCGTGAGGCCCAGCTCGAGCTTCTCCATGCCGAGATCGATGTCGACCTCGGCATTCATGCCGCCGCCGCGATACGCCTCCATCTTGCGCGTGAGCTTCGGCAACTGGATCTCGGGTACCTCGCCGACGAACGAAACACCGTCCTCGAACACGTTGAAATTCTTGAGTTTGGATGGCAGAGCCATTGCGTTTTCCTATGTTGAGTGGCGGGCCGTCAGACGGCGATGCTTTCCGCGAACTTGAGCAGGTAGCGGTCGGTGATGCGCTGGCGGAACGTCAGGTCTTCGAGCGGCGGGGTCGGGCAAAAGTCATAGTCGAGGAAGCCCTGGCCAGCCTTGAGCGAGTCCTTGTCGTTGGCGGCCGGGTCGAACCAGCACTCGCCGTCGATCAGGTAGCCCGCTGTCTTCCACGCGCGGAACTTTGCGTTCACGCCGTCAACGATCTCTTTGATCAGAGTGCCGCTCATCGGCTGGTCGACGGCCCACATGTGCGCCTCGGCCATCGTGTCGGCGATGACCTGCGCGGTGCGCACGTAGTTCTCGAACGCCCAGAGCTTGTCCTCGGAACACGTGCGCGATCCCCACAGACGGTAACCATTCGCGTTCACGAGGGTGGTGACCTCGTGGCTGTTCAGGTAGCCGGCGTCGGTGTTCGGGTCTTGCAGGTCCCAGAAAACGTCGCGACTGATGCCGGTAATGCCGTTCACGACGACATTCGAGATCGTCTTGTGCCAGCCGATCTCTTCGTCAATTTTCGCGCGCATGCCGAGCGCACGCGCCGTCGCCCAGGTGATGTCCTCGGTGCTGGTCGTGGTGTTCCAGTTCACGAAGTCCGGCCAGATCGTCATCAGCTCGCGCTGACCGAAATTCGCGCGGTAGGCGACGGCCTCTTCCTTCGTCTTCGCACCGAAGGCGTTGACGTATGCGAAGCCGCGCAGCCTTTGCGCGACCGTGGCCAGCTCGGTCGCGACAGGCAGCGTGTCCAGACCAGGGCAGCCGAGCACACGCGGCTTGACGCCAAGACGGCTGTTCGCGGCAAGCAGCGCCTTCATACCGGTGTACTGGCCGTCCGCGGTGGTCGTACCGATCACGTTACTCGTCGTCGCGTCGGCATCCTTGCCGGTCGGCACGCGCACGCCAACGATAAGCGGCGAGGTCTGCGCGGCGATCGCGTCGAGCGACCGCGCAAGCGTGCCCTTCGTGCCGGCGCGGCCGATCGCGGCCCGCACGTCCGTGATGAGGACCGGACGGTTTTCGGGGAAGGTGGCCGCGTCGGCGTCATCGCCGGTGCAGACCATGCCGATCACGGCCGTGCTGACCGTGCGGATGGGGCGCGTACCGTCATTGATTTCAATGACGCGTACGCCGTGGTGGTAATCAGAAGACAAGCTTTTCTCCCGGAAGTGAGCCTTCCGAAAGATTGCCTTCCGCGCGCGCGGAGATCACGCGCGGGAGGTTGTACAGCGGCCAGGCACAACCGAAGCCGCTGCAGGATGACGCTATGCCGCGACGGACAACGTGTCCAGCTCGGCCAGGCGCGCGGTCGCGACCTGGTGGTACGCCGGTTCGAGCTCGCAGCCGATCCAGTTCAGGCCGGTTTCCTTCGCCGCGGCGAGGAACGTGCCGGACCCCGCGAACGGATCGAGGACAACACCGCCGGCCGGCGCCAGGCGCACTACGTCGCGCGCGAGCTGCGCCGGCTTCTCGGTCATATGGCGCTTCGGATGCGCGAGGCGCTCGGAGAACACGCCGGGCAGATACACGTCGGCGCGTCGCACGGCGCCCTTCGTCGCCCAGACCAGGAACTCGGTCTGCTGCGCGAAGCCGCCCATGCGCGGCCGCGTGCGGCCGCTCGTCTTGTCCCACACGGCGACGCCGCGCCAGGTGAAGCCGGCGGCCTGGATCGCATCGGTGAGGCTCGGCAACTGGCGCCAGTCGACGAAGCACGCGAGGTGCGCTTCGTTGCGGCACACGCGATAGGCTTCCGCAAGCCACGTCATACACCAGAATGTCCACGATCGCTGATCCTTGCTGTCGTGCTGGAAGTCCGGATAGACCGTCTTCGTGTCGGTGCGCACGTACTTGCTCGACGGCGCCTGGCTGCGAGTGGCGCTCGTGGTGCCGCCGGACGAGTAGGGCGGATCGGTGAAGACCAGGTCGACGCAGCCATCGGGCAGAGAGCGCATGACGCTGAGGGCGTCGGCCTGGTGGACGCGGTTGATCAGATCAGCGGAGAGTGTGTGTTGCATGGGGCGTTTCCCTCGTATCGGAGGCTCGGTGGCCTGCGGGTAAGGGGCTCGCGGCCCTCAGAATATTCATTGCGGCGCAGCGCGGGCATTTGATGGTGAGCCGGACGTATTCGCCGGCGCCGAGTTTGCGGTTACAGCTTCCGCAGCGGATGTCCTGCATGGGGTGATTCCTGCCTGTGCTAGGATGCCGGCGCCTCTCGAGAGGTGTCGCGGCCCTGGCCAATCCTGCAGGCGTGCTCTGCTGGTGCGGGGCGTGCACGATGTTCCAGCATCGCGCACGTCGCCGCGTCCTTTTCTTCCTATCTCGCGTTACGCGACGTATTCTCCGCCGGCGAGCATGTAGCGGTCGCCCGAGCCGTACATCATCGATCCGTCCGCGTTCGCGGCATCACCTTCGGGCTTCGGCTCCACCAGTCGCCGCTGGATATATGCGAACGCACCTTCGTTCGCCTCGGGCATGCCCGACACAAAAATCGTTACGCCGCCCTGTAGCGGCTGTTTCCCCGCCTTGAACGTTGCTTCCGACACGTAGCTCTGTATCGTCCCGCTCGTGAACTTCGACGCCGCGTCGATCGCGACGTTGCTCACGACGTGATATGACGCCTGCGCGCCGGTCGATTCGAGAACGAGTGCTTTCTTGATTGCCATGTTCGATTCCTGAAAATAGAAAGGTGAAACGGACTGTATTTGCGGTGATGGAACCCTGCGCTGCTACGCGGGCAATTGCGGCCAGACGACGTCGAACGGGAACCCGGCCTGCTGCGGCACGTCGCGCAGCGCAGCGCGATAGCGCCGAAGGGCAGCCTCCCGATCGGCGTCGCCAGCGTCCGCTGCGCGCTCGACGAGCGGGTCGACTTCGGCGAGCAGCGTGTCGCGCTGTCGGCGGGCGTTTTCCGATGCTTCGAGTAGCGCGTATTCCGCTTCGAACTCTGGCCACCATGCGAGCAGGTCGGCCGGTGTCGGTGGTGGGACGTCGGCCGGCAGCCAGATCGGCACCCACGCAGTCTTGGTCTGCTCGAGGGTTTGCTCGTGCACAGGGTGCGCAACCCAATAATCACGGCAGCGCACGAGGTGCGGATATTTCTTCGCCAGAATGAAAGCAGCTTGCTCGACGTGGAGCATGGTGTTGGTGTTCGTCATTGGTTTCTCAGTACGACGCCGTAGATCGAGATGGCGTTTGCGGTTGCGTTACCGGGCCCGCTCAAACCGCACACGACCCACGGTGCGGGCAGCGCTCCGTTGACCCGGTCGATCGTGCCGAAATTGTTCACGCCGGAATCCCACTGCACGCGCGCGCCGGCGTTGGCCTTGCTGTTATCGCGGTTGTACAGGTCGTCCAGAATCGCGTTCATCCACGCACCGCGATACGAGCAGAACAGATTGCCGTCCGGGTTGAGAATCTGCTGTCCGCGCATGAACATCGTGCCCCAATCGTCCACCGACCAAGTAACGGCGTTGTACGCGTTATTGATGAGCTCGAGGCCGCCACTGCGACGCGCACGCAGGTACGTCTGCGTGCCGTCGGCCGCACGTAGTCCCAGATCTGCATCCCAGCCGTCGCGCGCAAGCGAAAGGCGCCCGTTCATGGTGTCGCCGCTGCGATTGATCTTCGCGTTCGGATCGAAGTTGCCGGTGTCCCACGGAGTGAGGCCGGCCCAGCTCGGGCGCGCACGCGGAAAGATGACGGTACCGTTGTCCTGAATCGAGACATTGGCGGCCGTGTTTGCCGCGTTCGTGAACATCAGTTGCTTCGCAGAAGCTTGCACCTGGATCCGCGGTGCATACCCGTTCGCATTGAGGACGAGTTGCGAGCCATAGTCGCCGGCACCGTACAGCGTAACCGTGCCGTTGATCTGGCCACCAACGTTCCGGTCGAGCGGCGTGAGGTTCATGCTGTCCCACGGCGTCGCGCCGATCCAGGTCGGGCGCGCGGAAAACGTCGCCGCTCCCGTGTCTCGCGCGATGGACAGCGCCGCGCCAAGGCTTGCACCATCGTCCGCGAATCGATTCAGGTTCAGCGCGTCCGATGCTCCGGCACACGAGAGTGCCCAGCGAAGCACGCCGGTCGAGCGGAAGATCACAGCCTTTTCCTGGCCGGCATCGGCATCGAGTGAGTATGCAGCGCGGCCGCCGCGCCCCTTACGATCGACAGTCAGCTCGCCGACGATGCTTTGTGCGGCCGTGAGCACCTTCGACACGTAATCGCCGGGGTTGAAGTTGCCCGCATCCCAAGCCAGGTTGCCGGCGAATTGCGGGCGCATCGAAAAACCGATGTCGGTGACCTGGGCGCCTTTTCGCATGACCGTCAACCACGTGTTCGAACTACTCCAGGCATCGCTGATGACACGGAACTGCAAGCTCGAGCCGTATGCCTGGATGTCCCACAGCTTTTCATCGATGGCGCCATCCTTGTAGCGCCACAGCACATTCGGCAGCGCTCCGTTGCGACCGAGCGTGATGCCGGACACATCGGGCGACGCCGTGACGATGCTCCCTTCGAACAGGTATGAGCCCGTCGCGTGCTGATTCGCGCCCGCATTCGCGAGGAAGCGCGTCGGGTCGAGGTTTCCGGCATCCCACGCTTCGAAGCCGTTGAAGCGCGGACGAACGGCGAGCGATATGCGGCCCGTTGCGCGATCGATGAACAGCACCGATCCGACGTTCGTGCCGCCGTCGTCGTAGCGGAACAGGTTCAGGTTCGACAATGCTGCGGCGCTCGACAGTAGCCACTTGTGCTTGCCGTTCGTACGGAATGCGATCACCTGTTCCTGGCCGTCGTCGCCGTCGAGGAAAAGAGACGTGGTGCCGCCGATGCCGGTCCGATCGAGATACAGGGAGCTGACGATCTTCTGCGCGTTCGTCTGGACCTTGCTGAGATAGTCGGCCGGATTGAAATTGCCCGCATCCCAGGCGAGATTGCCGGCGAACGTCGGGCGCGCGGTTGTGCTCAACCCGCCGCTGACTTCGACACCGGCCGCGGTCAGATTCATCACGCGCTTCTGTTTCGCGTCGCTCGCGGCATCGTTCGCAGTGCCGTTGTTGATCCAGAACCCGAGCGCCTCACGCCCCCACGAGCCGCCCGTGAATGCTGCACGGATGGACGCGATGAGGCGCGTGCCGGTGTCGGGATTCGCCGAGCCGAACGTGCCGAAGAAGCGCAGCTTCGCTTCACGGTTCAGCGCTCCTGGCTGCCCCTTGATTGCCAGTTGCGCATCGGTGTCGCCAGGCGCGGACGTGATCGTCGCGGCTCCCGTGAGGGCCGGATTCGCGAGCGGTGCATACCGTTCAGCAGCCGTCCTCGGCGTCACGGCGCGCGTGTCGTCCGCGCCGTGGTCGACCTCGGCCTGCGTCGCCAGCTCGACGACGCCCTTGCGGTCAGTCGTCGCCGGCGGATTGAGGAACGAGGTCGGCCCGAACACGAGCTTCGTCACGTCGATCGAGGCGAACACGGTATCGGCGGCCAGCAGCAGCATCGAGGCCGGCGCCTTTTCGAGGATCGGGTCGTTCTGGACGTACACGCCGAACAGCACGCCGTTGTCCAGATACAGCCCGAACCCATACAGCTTGTACTGGTCCGCGCTATCGTCCTGGATCACGAGATGGATCGTGTCCTTCGCGACAGTGTCGCCGCCGAACGTCGTGATGCGCTTCAGCTCGCTCGGCAGGGCAGTCATGTCCGGTTTGAACACGAAAGCCGCCGTGGCGAGCCCAATCTGCGTGACCTCGCGCGCGGTGGTCCCGGTGTTGCCGGGTGCCACCAGTGCGGCGCGGCCGGCGTCCGTGATGTAGATGAGGTTTCCAGCCATGTCGGTTAGTCCGTGAGAGAAAGGCGGCGATAGACGGCCGCGCGCACGCCGCATGCGATGCCGATCGGGCCCTGCATGCTGAAGCCCTGCGTGAAGGTGTAGTGGGCGGTCCCGCGCTTCGCGCGATCGACCTCGGCGCGGATGTCGTTGACGTACTGCGCGGTGGCCGGCACACCGTCACGCGCACCGACCGTCATCACGATCTCGAACGTGCCCGGGACGCCTCGCGGCGTTTTCTCGAACCACTCGCGCATAACCACGTTCGCGCCGAACGACGCGCAAACCTCGCGCACGGCATCGGCCGTGCCCTTTTTGCGGGCGATGCGGATCGCGGCTTTCACGCGCGCGCGCTTCACCTGCTCAGGCCATTCGTCGCGCCAGGTGTCGACGCCCATATGCCAGGCGAGCCAGGGCAGGAAGCGCAGCGGGATTCGATCCGGGTCCATCAGCGTGTCGATCTCGACCGGGATGTCGAGCACGTCCGCGTTTGCTTCGGCGAGGCGCCGCTCGAGCACAGTCGCGTTCGGCGGCAGCAGGGAGCGGGCCGGCTTACTCATCGGCAACCCCGCCGTCCTTCAGCTCGATACCCGTGCAATACGGCGCCTGGTCGATCGCGATCGGCACGCCTTCGGCTGGCGTGTCGAGCAGCACCTTCTGAACGCCGGCGACGCGCATCGACGCGTACAGACCGTCCAATGTGACCTCGGAACCAGGCCGATGCATCGAGTCGGTGAATTGCTGCGTCTTCTTCTGTGCTTCGGCAAGGGCGACCGCGCGATCCGGGCCGTTGAAGAATCGCAGCGTCGCGCGGATTGCGTATCGGACGATCTTCGCGCTCTGCACGATGACCTCGTCCGCCTGCGGCCGCTTCTTTTCCAGCGCCTTCTTCACGATGTCGATCAGCTCCTGGCTGGCCGTGCCGTCGCCTTCGCGGGACAGGATCGTGACGATCATCACGCACGGCGACGGGCTGTAGGCGGTGGCAGCTTTCACGCGCCCGTCAGCGGCGCGCGCATGGAAAACATACGCATCATCGGGGCCAGCGACTGAAAAACCGCGCGGCGCGAGCTGGATGCGCTCGCGCAGGCTGTCGTCGTCCTCGTAGATAGGATCAATGCCCTGGTCGGGGTCACCCGGCGAGATCAGCAGGCGGTCGACGTCGAAGAGGGCGCCGATGTGCTCGAGCGTCTTGTCTTTCGCGTAGGCGAGCAGGATGCCGCGCGCTTTCTCGTTCACGAGTGCGAGCAGCAGCATCTTTTCGTACGCACCTTCCTGCAGCAGTTTCACCATCGGCTCCGATTCGAGCTCGAGCATGGCCGCAATCTCGTCCTGCTGTTCCTTCGGATACAACGAGATCAGGCGCGCCTTCTTCTCGGCGAGGATCGTTTCGAAGTCGAGTTCGTCGACGATGTCCGGGGCCGGGAGCTGCGACAGATCGATCGGCGTCGTTCTCATGCCGCACCTCGACCGTTCGTCGTCGGCAGGCGCATGGAGAAGGCCGTACCGGCGCGCGGGCCGTCCGTCCGTTCGCCCTGCAGCTCGAGCACGGCGCCGCCGTCGATACCGGTGCTACCGAAATCCACCTGGTTGACCTGGATGCGCGGTTCCCACCGGGCCAGTGCCATGACGGACGCTGCCATCACACGCATGCGCATCAGGGGATTGACGGGGCCGTCGATCAGCTGGGGAAGCAGCGAACCATAGTCGCGGCGCATCACGCGCGTGCCGAGCGGCGTGAACACGATGTCCGCGACGGACTGCTCGATGTGGGCCTGGCCTGCGATCGCGCGGCCGGTGCGGGCGTTCATGCCGATCATGCGCCTCCCGGGATCGGCTTCGACGTCTCTGCGAATTCGCCTCGCGCCTGGTGCGGATGGCCCACGAGGCTGACGTTGCGCGACTGCACGTCGACGTCAGCGGTCACGGTGCCGGTGAAGTGGGCGCTGCCCTGAATTTCGATCACGGAGCCGCTACCGCCCGTGCTACCCCCATTCTTGCCGGTCGCCCCGGATTCGAACGTGAGCGGTCCCTTCACGAGCAGCGAGCCGGTCACGGTCGTATCGTCGGCGTCGAGCGTGACGGATTGCGCCTTGACCGTCGCGGAATTGGTTTCGACCGTGACGCTGCCCGGAGCGATGACGTGCACGGTGGCGCCAGCGGGCAGCGTGGCGGTGAGCGCGTGCGCGGCGAAGTCGTATTCAATGCGTGCGCCGTCGCGGTAGCGGCGGACGTGCTGCGTCGGGCTCGAGCTGGGCGCGTCGTGACCGTCGCAGTACACGCCAGGGAGAAAGAGGCCGGTCGTCGGCTCGCCGGACGGGCAGAAGAGCAGGCCCGGCTCGCCGATCGACGGCGGGTCCCACACAATGCTGTCGCCGGTGCGCTGCGCGAGCCAGCGAATCCAGTCGGTTTGCAGGCCGCCGGACTCGATGCGAACGCGGCGGGCGCCGTGGTCGACTTCAATCACGGTGCCTTCGCGAAGCAGGCTCTCGATGCGGCGGTTCAGGTCGGCAAAATCATCCATGCGGCAAGGATGCCGCGCGCGCGGGAGAGGGTCACGCAGATGTGGTTGTGGCCGACCGTGACACAACGAAAAGGCCCGCCGGATGCTGCGTGGCGGGCATTGCTGTCGCGGGGACGATTACCCGAAGAAGCCTTTAGCGCCGGCGGAAGGGAGCTTGTCCTGAAGGCTGGAGAGCAGCATGAAGCAGATTTCGTAGATGATATCGTCGTCTGTGAGACGAGGCTGTTCGCTCAAGGCCGAGTTGTTGATTGCCGTGATGAAGCCTTGCCCGTCAATGGTCACGGACATGATTTGGCTTGCCGTCGTCTTGCCGTCCACTTCGATTTGGACAGTGGAGAATGTCGCTTGAGCCGCTAGTCCGCGATCGGCCTTCACGTGCCGCACGATCCCGACCACTTTGCCGTGCGGGGTAAGGATATCGATCCTCTTGTCATCGAGGATTGCCTGGGCCGACACACCTTTCGTCGTAAAGTCGGCCACGTTCAATTCCTCTCCCATCACCCTGAGGAACACGTCAACATAGTGGTTCAACGTTCCGGCCCGAGTAAGGCCGAGATACGTATCTTCGACGGTTTTTACATTGATGATTTTCAAGTTGGTCTCCTTGTAAGGAGCGTCCATTCTGACAACCTGTCAGATTCCGAACAAGAGTCTGCTTCCTGCCGAGCGGTCGAGTGGTTGTGTTACCGCGACAGAAAGTCCACGACGTGGTCGGCGATCCGCTCGACGTCCGCATCGGCCAGCCCGAGCAGCTCGCGCACCGGATACTGGACGACTGGGCCATTGCGCTCGACGCGATCGCGCAGGCCCTCCTGGTGGACGCGCGCGATGCGCTCGACCTGGCGCGTGAAGTGGAGCACCGACGCGTCAGCGGTCGACGCGGTTTTGAGAAAACGCGCGGTGCGGAGCTTCGCGAACATCGCGCGCCGGATGCGGCCTTTCTTGCGCCGGGCCTGCGGCTTGCGCGGCGCGTACCGGCTGCCGTCCGGATTGCGGGCTTCGGCGATTCGCCTCGAATGGCGCCGGCGCAGCTCGGCGGCCAGCCCCTTCGCCAAGACCGCGCGCTGCGCGGGAGTGAGCTGGCCGAGTAGGCCGGACGCCCAATCTTCGGCCCGTGACAGGCGATCGGCCATCAGGTTCCCGCGATCGGCGGCTCGCCGAAGTGGCGAATCTCATAGCCGCCAGGCTGCTCGACCACGCCGACGCGCTCGGTCAGCTTCAGCAGGATCTCGACGTCCGATTTGCCGTTGTCGAGCAGCTCGGCCTGGAACTTGAACCCGTCGCGACAGAGGTCACGGTTGAGCAGCAGCTCGGGCTGGTGGACCTTCAGCCAGGCGATGATCGGCACCATGAGGTGATCCGCATCGCCGGCATAATCCGTCACGACGATGTCGAGCGTGTACGCATATTCGAACGACAGCGACTTCGCAGCGGTGACGGCGATCGACCCGTGTTCGATGAAGACGTGCAGCCGATCGGGATCGCGCGCGAACTCGGCCAGGGCGGCAGTGAGCGCCGCGCGCAGGCTATCGGGCTTCTTCATGGCGCCGAATCCTCCGTGTCGCGTACTCGGGCCTGCAGCGCGGTCAGTTGCTCGGCGTTTTCGTGACAGGTGGTGTAGTTGCCGGCGACGGTTGCGGCGACGACAGAGAGCGCAATGCCCGAGGGGGCCGCATCAGCGCTTCTGGGATCGCCCACCGGCACGTTGGTGGCGGCGCCGTCGTGCACGCGCACAAACCCGACAGGAACAACGCAGGCGCGATCAGCTTCGCGATCCACATAAACGGGAACCTCCTTGATGATGGTGTCGCCCTTCTCGCGCACGACCTGGACGCGATCGACGTACTGCGTGACGACCTTCACGTCGCGGCGTGCCGCGTCGCGCTCGGCCGTCCGATCGCGCACGTCGCGCGCGAGATCGTCGACACGCTGGCCGGCGTCGACCAGGCGCGCGTGCTGGATCGCGATGACGACGCCAGCAACGGCGAGCGCGATCACGCCGGCGATGAAAGTGCGGGCTCCGGCCGTCACGCGGCCGCCCGGCTGTAGCGATCGAACGCCCGTTCGAGCTTCACGTCGTACAGGTTCTCGGCGTACGCGCGGCCGTTGTACAGCTCGGCGAACTTCGCCCACTTCCGGCCTCGCAGCGCGGCCAGCAGCGTCTTATCGGCGAGGACGAAGCGGACGAACGCCTCGAGCTGCTCGGCCTCGCTGACCTTCATTGCGTCGACGAACGCGAACACGTCGGGATACCCGAGCGCGTTCCAATGGAAGCCCATGATTTGAAAAGCGCCCCAGCTCGTCGCCTCGAGCGCGCACACGGCTGAAATCTGCGATGCGCTCGCGAGACGCGCGTATTCCGCAGCGTCGCCGGCGTAGCCACCGCGTTTCGGGTTGACCAGGGCCGGATATTTCGCCGCTAGCGCGTCCGCGTCCAGGCCGGCCGCCGCGAGCTGGCGGTACATGATGTGCCGCTCGTACAGGATCACGGGGCGGCCGTCGGGCAGGAATCCGGCGCCTTTCGATTCCACCTCATTGACGGCACGCACGGCCGCGATATCGACCTGCAGGCGATCCGCCGCGCGCTGAAGGTCGGCATCGGTGAGATGGCGCGGGTCGCGCCGGCCGGCCGAGAGCGTCGACCAGGTCTTCGGGCCGGCGATGCCGTCTGCGACCAGCCCGTGCGTGGCCTGGAACGCCACCACGGCGTTACGGGTCGCGCTGCCGTAGATCGCGTCGGTGTCGAGGCGCGCGCCGGCTGCGATGAGCTGGCGCTGCAGGTAACTGACATTGGCGCCGCGGTCGCCGAGGCGCAGGGTCTTATACATGGCGCCCCCATACCTTGAATTGCAGCACGCGCGCGATCAGGGAGTCGCGCGGGTTGCCACGATGGAACAGCTCGACCACGTTGCCGCGAACGCCGTACACGGCGAGGCATAGGACGCCTACCAGCACCGTGTCGGCGAGATTCGCCGGCGGCAGCATGCCGAACGCGGCGCGGATCGGTGCGGCGCCGGCGGTGACCGCGATCGTGTACGCCAGGCATGCCGCGAGCGGCCGGTGCGTGCTCGTGCCACGGCGGAAGGTCACGAGGCGCAGCGCGAGCGCCGCGCACAGCAGCACGTAGAGGGTCGTGAGCATCACTTTTCCCTCCCCTTGAACACGTTCAGCAGCCGATCGGGCGCATCGGCCTGGGCGATCAGCCACAGCAGCAGTTTCACGACGAGCGCAGAGGCGATCAGCGCGCCGATGCCGGCGTGCACCTCGACGCGGGCCGGTAGCACCGCGTCGAGCGCGGCGGCGAACAGCTCGGCCGTGAGGCAGCCCGCGACGAACGAGATCACGAAGAACGCGATGCGCTTCGGGATCGACGGGTCGGCGGCCGTCATCACGAACAGCAGCGAGCCGGCGAACGCGCCCATGACGACATTGGCGTCGACGCCGGGAAACAGCGACAGCGTGGCGACGCCGAGCGCCGCGACCGTCGCGGACGACGTGGAAATAGGTTCAGCCATTCTCAGTCCCATAACTGGAGCCGCTCGGCGCCGGATTGCGCCGCTTGCGGTACTTCGTCGGGCAGCTCGACGAGCAGCCCGTGAGGCAGGATCGGGCCGTACTGCGCCAAGTCCCGGTTGAGGTCGAGCACCGCTTCGACGACGCCGCGCGTGCGGCCAAGCACGCGCCAGCAAAGCGCGTCGATGGTTTCCCCCTGGAGCGCGCGCACCTCCATCAGATCAGCTCCACCGTCATGCGAGGACGGCCGATGATGTCGCTGATTGCCCAGCGGGCATCACGGCGCAGCTCGTCGCCCTGGGGCTCCAGCTCGTCTGCGCGGCGTGCGCCATCACCTGTCGTGTCGTAGTCGCGGTACCGCTCGATGAGGGTCGCCTTCGCCAGGCAATACACCGCGCGCCGGTAGTGCTGCAGCCGTACGCTTTCGCCGTCGAGCTGGTCGGCCGGCACGTCGGCCAGGCTCGTGATGCCGGCATCGCGCCACGCCGCGCGTGTGCTGCGCAGTTCGTCGTTTACCTCGGCGATCGCGGCGAGCAGCTCGTGCCGCAGACGCGCGTCGGTGATCGACCCGTCGAGGCGCATCGTGTCGCGCGCGTGCTCGAGCGACACATCCGGATAGAACGGGACGTTCTTGATCGGCTTGGCTGGTTCCACATCCGCCGGCGCGCGCGGCAGCGGCGGGGTCGAGACAAAGGACATGGTCGGGTTCGTCAGGTTGATCGGTAGAGGCGGTGGACGGGGCTTTCGCGCGGACAGTGCCGGCTACGGCCCCGTGCCGCCTGGTGCGCGGGGTACGCTCGGTGTCAGCCACCGGGGCCGGACTGGCCCCCGTTGGCGGAATTCTTCAGCTCGCGCTCGAGCCGCTCGATGTCCTTCTTCACGCCCACGTTCGCGAAGAGCTGCAACGCGCGGCGCAGGTGATCGAGGGCGCTCGCCGGGTGGGTGGCGGCCAGGCCGTAGCCGATCGCCTTGTGCAGCTTCGCGCGCACCTCGTCGGGCATGTCGGCCAATGCTGTGAGCTGCTCGATGTCCAGCAGCGGTTCGACCTGGACCGCCTCGCCCGCCCGATTGGCACGCAGTGCGGCCTCGGCGAATTCCTCGACGAGCAGACACGGCGTGCTGCGCTTGTACTGGTCGGGCAGGGGCAGACCGTGGCGCAGCGCATACGCGCCGATCTCGAGCGCGCCTCGGAAGTCGCCGACGTCGACGCGCCAGACCATGATCGTCATTAGCACGTCGTCCTGGGCGCCGGCCGCACCGTCCAGGACGCCGGCGACCCACGCGTCGTACGCGGGCAGGAACTGCCGCTTCAGATCGGCCTTGCGCTCGAGCGACTCGACGGCCTTCAGCGTCCGGCGGTGTTCGTCGAGCTGCGCGAGCATCAGCGTGTACGCCGAGTCGTCGCGCAGCCCGCCGACACTCGTCGGCGTGCCGCGCGCGGCCGTGGCCGCGACGGTGCGCTGGAAGTGTTGGCGGAACGGGTTCGTCATGCGCCGCCCTGCGGAGCGGCCGGGGCAGCGTCGACGAGCTGGATGTTCTCGACCACGCAGCCCGCGCCGTACTGCTCGACCACGTACGCATCGTTCGAGCTTTCATAGTTCTCGATGCGATCGCGCTCGGGCACTTCCTTCAGCGAGCGTCGGCGCGCGCTGATTTGCCAGTAGATCGACAGGTTGTCCAGACGCGTGACCATCAGCGCGTGCGGCGGGAAGTACGGGACCGCCACGGCCGGCAGGTTGCCGACGCGCTTCTGCGACACGACGATGTCGGTTGCGAGCGTTTCGGTCGACGGCTGCGCCTGGTTGATGAGCGGGAAGTACTTGTCCTGGAGCAGCTCGCGACCGCAGATCACGACGAGACTCGGGTCTTCGGCGTACCACGGGTCGAGGAACTCGTTGCGCGCGAGCGAAACGACAGCGTCGAGATTCTTGAATTCCTCGCCCTTGCCGATCTTCACGCCCGAGAACACGCGTTGCTTCGCGTTGTCGCGATACTGCTGCAACCACCCGATGTTGACGTCCTGCAGCAGCGGGTTCGCGGCGAGGTCAGTGTCGGCCGCAACCTTCACGCCGTTCCAGCCGATCATGATGCGATCGAGCGCCTGACGCACGATGATGGAATCGCGCAGACGCGCCTGGAAGTCCGGGAACTTCGCCCACGCATCGAGCTGCTGATAGCGGATGTGCGTATCGTAGTTTGTCTTCTCGCAACGGTATTTCTGATTGTCGAGTGCCGAGACGTCGCGCGTTTCACGCGCTCGCTTGGTCGTATCGGTGCGGCTCGCGATCGGCCCGGACACGCCGAGGCCGATCTTCTCGCCTTCCATTTCCTCGACGCCGTGGATGTTGATTCGGCCGAGGAATGCGCTCGATTCCTGGATCTTGGTTTCGAGCGTTTGCTGCACGCTCGGCGCAACCGAAAACTTCTTCGTCGCATCGCTGACGCCGTTCAGTTCCTGGATGCGGGCCAGGTACCGGTTGTACTGCTCGCGGGTAGTGTTCCGCATGGGTTCTCCGTCTATGGGAAATGGGATGAGGGCGGGTTAGCAGTCGGTCTGCGCCCCGTTGTCGCTGCCCGTCGACGTCGGCCGCTGTTGCGTGCTGCTGTCGGTGCGCGAAAGTTTCTGGACCAGCTCGCTGTGGCGCTTGTCGCCGTCCTTCTGCGCGCGCTTCAGCTCGTCGAAATTGGTGTTGAACTTCTCGAGCTGCTCGAGCACCTGGCTCTGGCTTTCCGCGAGCGCGACGACCGATTGCGACAGGTCGGAGAAGCGCTGGTCGTCGGTCGCGCCCTTGCGGTTCAGCAGATCGCGAACCTTCGCGAACAGCGACTTGCCGGCATCGTTCGTGCGCACTTCGTCTTCGTCCAGTTCGATGTCAGCCTCGACCGAAGCGCTGAACAGGTTTTCCGGGCGCTGTTTGCGCGGATCGAGCGCCTTGCTCTTCGCGCTGAACTCGAGCATTTCCGTGCCGAGGCTCGCCGGGTTGTCGGTGACCGCGAGGCCAACCAGGTACGCCTCGCCGGTGCCGGCGAAGTCCGGGTCGACCTCCATCGACGTGTAGACCTTCTGGCGCTGCTCGGTGGTCATCGCAATCAGGTCTTTCGTCGGCGAGAGCTGCGCGAGCAGGCGCGTTTTGCCGTCCTGCTCGTCGGTCTTCAGCGCGATCACGTCGCCGTATGCGCGGAATGCGCTGTCCGGATACATGCCGCGAATGTGCTCCATGTTGATTCGGGCGCCGTACTTCTTCGGGTCGTAGTTGCTCGCCATCTGCTCGAGCATTTTGCGGTCGATCTTTCGACCGTCCGTGGTCGCGCCTTCCGTCGCGATGCAGAAAAATTTCGTCTTCTTTGCGTCCTGTGCCATGTGCGAATCCGCTGAGAGGGTGCTGTGTTCAGGGATTCCAGTTTCGGCAGTTCGAACCGGTGTCGCAACGCATGTTGGTTGTGCGCGCAACCGATACAACCGTATGCAGTAGGGCCTACGCGCGCGCGTCGGTAGCCTTGCTGCATGACTGCACTTCCCATCGATTCATCCGACGTTGATCCACGACGACGCGCACGCGACCTGTACTGGCAGGGATATCGCATCGCGCGTATCGCCGAGCTGCTCGGCGTGAAGCCGGCCACGCTCTATAGCTGGAAAAAGCGCGATGGATGGGACGAGACCGAGCCGGTCGATCGCGTCAACATGACGATCGAGGCACAGCTGATAAAGCTCGTCACGAAGGAGGCGAAGGAAGGGCGCGACTTCAAAGAGATCGACCTGCTGACGCGTCAGCTCGACCGGTTGCGCGCGCGACCAGCGAACGATGCAAAGGTGAGCGAATCCGGGGGCGGTGGCGGCACGCGCCGATCACGCAGCTCGGACGACCGAAACGCATTCAGCGAAGAGCAGATCGAGAAGTTGAACGATGTGTTCCTCGAATCGATCTTCGACTATCAGCGCACCTGGTATCGGGCAGGCTTCAAAGAGCGGATCCGCAACATCCTGAAGAGCCGGCAAATCGGCGCGACCTGGTACTTCGCGCGCGAAGCGCTGCTCGACGCGTTGAACACGGGTCGCAATCAGATCTTCCTGTCGGCCAGTAAGGCGCAAGCGCACGTGTTCCGCCAGTACATTGTCCAGTTCGCGAAGGACGCGGTCGGCGTCGAGCTGAAGGGCGATCCGATGGTGCTGCCGAACGGCGCGACGCTGTATTTCCTCGGCACGAACGCGCGCACCGCGCAGAGCTATCACGGCAACCTGTATTTCGACGAGTACTTCTGGGTGCCTCGCTTCCAGGACCTGCGCAAGGTTGCGTCGGGCATGGCGATCCATTCGCAGTGGCGACAGACGTATTTCTCGACACCGTCGAGCCTCGCGCACGACGCATACCCCTTCTGGTCCGGTGCGTTGTTCAACCGCGGTCGACCGAAAGATCAGCGCGTGACGATCGACATCTCGAACGCGGCGCTCGCGGCCGGCCGCGCGTGCGCTGACGGCCAGTACCGACAGATCGTGACCGTCGAGGATGCCGTGCGCGGCGGCTGCAACCTGTTCGACCTCGAGCGGTTGAAGCTCGAATACAGCGCCGACGAATACGCGAACTTGCTGCTGTGCCAGTTCATTGACGATTCGCTGTCGGTCTTCCCTCTGGCGACGCTGCAGACCTGCATGGTCGACACGTGGGAGGTGTGGGACGACTTCAAGCCGCTGTTCCTGCGCCCGTTCGGCGACGAAGAGGTGTGGATTGGCTACGACCCATCGCATACCGGCGACAGCGCCGGCTGCGTCGTTCTGGCGCCGCCGAGGTATCCGGGCGGGAAATTCCGCGTGCTGGAGCGGTTCCAGTGGCACGGCCTCGACTTCGAAGCGCAAGCCGCGCAGATCGAAGCACTGACCAGGCGCTACCGAGTGACCTACATCGGCATCGATACGACCGGGATCGGCCAGGGCGTCTACCAGCTCGTCACGAAGTTCTTCCCGGCCGCGACGCCGTTCCACTACTCGGTCGAGATCAAGACCGCGCTCGTGATGAAGGCGCAGAACGTGATCCGCAAGGGCCGGCTCGAGTTCGACACGGGCTGGAAGGATCTCGCCGCGTCATTCATGGCGATCAAGAAAACGATCACGCCCAGCGGGCTGCAGGTCACGTACAAGGCGAGCCGCTCGGAAGAGGCGAGCCACGGCGACCTGGCCTGGGCGTGCATGCACGCGCTCGCGAACGAGCCGCTCGAGGGCGCGACGGGCACCAATACCGGATTCATGGAGATTTTCTGATGTCACGCAAGATTCGACGCGGCGCCGGGCGCCGCACGCATGGCCGCGCCGAGCAGGTCGCCGATTCGACGCCGGCGCCGACGCCGCGTACGGAGGTGTTTTCGTTTGGCGATCCGATCGAAGTGATGGATCGGCGCGAGCTGCTCGACTACATCGAATGTATGCGGATGGGAAATTGGTACGAGCCGCCGCTGCCCCTGGACGGGCTCGCGCGTTCGTTCCGTGCCGCGCCGCATCACAGCTCGGCTGTCTACGTGAAGCGCAACATCCTCGTGCAGTCATACATCGAGCATCCGCTACTGTCGCGCGCTGACTTCAGCCGATTCGTGCTCGAGTACCTGGTCTTCGCGAACAGTTACCTCGAGCTGCGCACGAACCGGCTCGGCACGCCGATGGCACTGAAGTGTTCGCTCGCGAAATACACGCGCGTGGGCGTCGAGCCGGATCAATACTGGTTCGTGACGAACGTGCGCGAGCCGTATGCGTTCCCGAAGGGCGCGGTCTATCACCTGTACGAGCCGGACCTGAACCAGGAGATTTACGGGCTGCCGGAATACCTGTCCGCGCTTAACTCGACCTGGCTGAACGAAAGCGCGACGCTGTTTCGCCGGCGCTACTACAAGAACGGCAGCCACGCCGGCTTCATCCTGTACATGACCGACGCGGCGGAGAAGCAGGAGGACGTCGACAATCTGCGCTCGGCGTTGAAGAACGCGAAGGGGCCGGGCAATTTCCGGAACCTGTTCATGTACGCGCCGAAAGGGAAGAAGGACGGCATTCAGCTCCTGCCGATCGGCGAGGTCGCGGCGAAGGATGAGTTCTGGAACATCAAGAAGGTGACGGTCGAGGATCAACTCGCGGCGCACCGCGTGCCGCCGCAGCTGATGGGGATCATCCCGTCGAACGCGGGCGGGTTCGGCGACGTAGAGAAGGCGGCCGGGGTGTTCAATGGCCTCGAGATCGAGCCGCTGAAGGCGCGGCTCCGGGAGCTGAACGACTGGATCGGGATCGAGGTCGTGCGCTTCCGCCCTTACGTGCCGCCGGCGCAGTAACGTGGCGCCACGTGTCGACAGTGCCGGCTACTTCGCCCGTTGATCAGCTTCGGCTGTCATTTCGTCGGCCGGGTAGAGCTGCAGCATCGCGCGTGCAGCTTCGACGTTCGGCGTCGTCAACCACTCTTCCCAGTCGTCAGGTCGCAGGATGACGACCGAGCGCTTTTCGTCGAAAGGCTTGTGCATGCGCGACATCAGCGGGTGGTCGTCGGCGTTGACCGTAATCATCGACATCACGTGATGTTCGGTGCCCTCCTGGTTCGTGAGCGTGCGCCAGATGCCGGCTACACACATCGTACGGCGATCGACCACGCCGATTCGTTGCCACACGCACGGCCCGAGCACCCAGTCGCCATTCGCTTCTCGGCGCGCATCCGGATACGACGGCTCGACTACGAACCGCGCCGGAATCAGGCAGCGCTTGCCGCTGCGCCACGCCGGGCCATATAGCGGAGACTTCCAGAGGTTGTCGTCGCGCACGTTCATCGTGCTGCGCATGAGCGGCGGCTTCCTGCCTTCTTTCTTCGCCTTTTCGATATTCGCCTTCTGAAGGGCACGCGGCCAGAAGCCGAAGCCCGCGAGCAGCGGCTTGAAGTGACCGTCGACGTTGCCGACGATCGGCGCGTCATAGTCCTGGTAGATCTCCGGCTTCCATGGAGTCCAGCGATACAGGTCGCGGAAGCTGTCGATCTTCAGCTCGCTCAGACCAGGATCCTCGCCCGGCGCCACGTAATTCGTGCACATCGCCGTCCCCTATTTTTGGTTCTTGACCGAACCATCATACCCCGCGATACACTGTGTTTTTATACAGTATTTAAGCCGTGATCAAGCCACAGTGGGCCTATATCTGGGAGTACGGATTCCAGGGCGACCAGGAGCGCCTGAGGACGCCGATCGAGCTCACGAAACGTGAATTTGAGTCGTGGGTCGACAAGGACCCGCGGTCGGCGTTTCTGGGCACATGCGCGCCGATCGAGTCGACCAGGATTGACCGCAACCGCGTCCCGCTCACGGATCCGCGATTCAAGTTGCGGCCGGTAGTACCGGAATTTGACGCGCCAACCGAGGACGAACTACGCGCGTTGTGGCGCGAGTACACCGACCTTCAGGTCCGATGGTTGATCCTGGAGATCCGCGCCCTTCGGAAATCGCTCGAGCGCGTCGAGGAGTGGTACGCGTACACCGACAAGAACGTCGCGAACAAAGGTGATCTCGCCGGGGCGCAGGGGCAGTTGCATCGGCTGATGCATCTGCTGCGCGAGGAAATGAGGCGCGCCGGGATGAGGTAAGGCGAAGTCAATAGTTGGATAGTAGTCCGGGCGTCCCGACGGCGATGTTGCGTCACATTCAATGACCCCGCGATCGCTCCAATTGTTCGATGGACTCTCTAACTACCTCAAGAATATGCCGAACCGTTTCTTCGCTCGACATGCCAGAATCGAGGTATTCCCGAACACTCATTGTTCGCGGCTGATGCGAGCTTCCGTCGTTGTTGGCGATGTAAATCTTGGCTGTCGCATCCTCGACCAGTAGGACAATTTGAACGATTTTTTCGCCGACTACAGCCTGCATTGTTACCGTCGACATCGCTCTCTCCGGATGGCTCACGATGTACCAAAGTATGGGGCACAGCGCGAGGCACTGAAAGATGGTTTACGACTGTTCGTCCGTGATCTGTTGAAGATCGACGCCAATTAAATCGACCGTTCTTTCGCCGTCACTCGTGCGTTGAGATGAAGGGCCAACCATCGAATCGCTAGTGTCGAATAGCACCCACCAGAAACCAAAGACTGGCCGCCGGGACGGCCGCGACGGCGCGTGACAGTGATGCGCCACACGTGGGGCACTCGTAGTGCTCTTCGAACGGGCGGCCGTTCCGCGTGACCACGCCGACCAGTTCCAAGTGCTGGGGCTCGAGGCTCGATGACTCGCCGTGCATCGCGATGCAGGCATCACATGGTGTTTGACTCATCGGAGCGTTAACTGAAATCGGATCAATCCATGATTGTAGCCGGCCGGTGCTGGTAACCCACCGACAGCAAGCACTTCCGCCGAGGATTGAGCGGTTGGGTGTCACGAAAGCAGGCCTCGCGCGACTTTCCTCGTACTGCGCAGTTGTCGGTGCACATCACTGTCCCTCTTTTCTATCGACTGGCGCTGCGCCCCTGCAATGCGGGAATAACTTATAAAACGCTTGCTAAAACTTATAACAAAACTTATAATCCTCTGTATGAACTCGATCAAATGGACCCCCAAAGCATTCAAGCAACTGCGCAAGCTGGATCGCCAGATCCAGAAGGTCATTCGAGACAGCGTGGGCACCTTGGAAGCGATGCCGAACTGCCAAAACGTGAAGTCCCTGACGAATCACGAATATGACTACCGGCTGAGGGTTGGCAACTACCGAGTTCTGTTCAACTGGGACGGTGAGATCAAGGTAGTCGAAATCGAGGAGGTAAAGAAACGCGATGAACGCACGTACTAACATCCAAATCATCAACGGGCCGGACGGAGCGCCGGCCTTTGTGGTGATCCCCTATGCGGAATACATGGCACAGCGCGACGAAGAGCGCGACCTGATTCCGCATGCTGTCGTCAGCGCAACGGTCGACGGGGCGACGCCACTGCGCGCGTGGCGTGAGTACCTCGGGCTGACGCAGGCCGAAGTCGCGACGCGACTCGGCATCAGCCAGTCTGCCTACGCTCAACAGGAAAGCAGCGAGAAGCTGCGCAAGTCGACGCGCGAGAAGATTGCCGCCGCGCTCGGCATTACGGACGCGCAACTCGACGTCTGA